CCCACCTTGAAGAGGGTGACCCACGGTCAGTTGAATCGCTTACGGTTGCAGAAGACCAAGACGAGACTGAGTTTGAGCGCCCCGATTGGTATCCAGAAAAGTTCTGGAAAGAAGATGACGGCCCAGATCTTGAGAACTTGGTAAAAGCCTACACAGAACTTCAAAGTAAATTTTCTAAGGGCGAGCACAAAACACCAGAAAAGTACGACACTAAAATCTTTGAAGAGGCCAACATCCCTGAAGATGATGAACTATTTAACACCTACAAGGATTGGGCTAAGGAGAACGGCGTTAGCCAAGCTGCGTTCAATGAGTTGGCAGGCAAGTTTATTGAGTTAGCTGGGAATGAAGCACAGCAAGCCGAAGCCTCTTACAAAGAGGAATATCAGAAGCTGGGTCCAAATGCTGATGCTACCATTAAGTCTATGACCGAATGGGCGCAAGGTTTAGTTCGCAAGGGCGTGTGGAGCGACAGCGACTTTGAGGAGTTCAAGATTATGGGCGGCACAGCGCAAGGCATCCGCGCTTTGCAGAAGGTGCGGTCATACTACGGCGACCAAGCCGTGCCAGTTAATGTTGGCCCGGTTGAAGGCATGCCAAGCAAAGAAGAACTCAATGCTATGGTTGGCAAACCTGAGTATGCGTCAGACCCAGCATATCGAGCCAAGGTTGAAAAAATGTTTTCCCAAGTATACGGAGAGCAGGAATACTCTCCAATCTGATGCAGAACCCCCGGCCATAGAGCCGGGGTTTTTGTTTGTGCATATTTGCAACTGTTGCATCTTTACAACTAATAGAGTTTTGTAATATAGTTGCGTCAATGGATACCCGGCAACGGCCCATTAGAACCGCCTTGGCATGGGGCGCAAAATCATGCAAGCCGCAGCCCGTATGGATACCTGTTAGGCGATTAACCCGTAGTAACTTTTTTATGAAGGAGATCAGAAATGGCTATTGGCATTTCAAACGCCTTCGTTCAGTTGTTCGATGCGGAAGTCAAACAGGCTTACCAGGGCGCACGCGCGCTTGCCGGTGTGACCCGTGAGCGCATGAACGTCGAAGGCAACCAAGTTAAGTTTCCGAAGATTGGCAAAGGCGTTGCTACCGTTCGCGTTCCGCAAACGGACGTGACCCCTCTGAACGTCACCTACTCGCAAGTCACGGCTTCGATGTCCGATTACATCGCAGCAGAATACAGCGACATTTTCCATCAGGCTAAAGTCAACTTCGACGAGCGCCGTGAATTGGTTAAGGTTGTTGGTGACTCGATTGGCCGTCGTATGGACCAGTTGGTTCTTGACGCCCTTGCAGCCGCTTCTTCGCCAAGCACTGTTGGCACTGACATTGGCGGCACCGGTACGAACTTGAACCTTGGCAAGCTGCTCGCAGCTAAGAAGGCTCTGGACACAAATAACGTGCCGTCTGAAGGCCGCTGCATGATTATTCATGCCAACGGCTTGTCTTCGCTTCTCGATGAGCAGGAATTGACCAGCAGCGATTTCGCTTCGGTCAAGGCTCTCGTCCAAGGCGAGATTGACACGTTCCTCGGCTTCAAGTTCATCACCCTTGGTGATCGTGACGAAGGCGGTCTGCCGCTTCCTTCGACGCGCACCAGCTACGCCTTCCACCGCGATGCGGTTGGCCTGGGCGTTTCGATGGCCCAGAAGACTGAGATCAACTATGTGCCTGAGAAGACCTCGTTCCTCGTCTCCTCGATGTTCTCGGCTGGTGCCGTTTCCATCGACGACGAAGGCATCGTTGTCATCTCCAGCACTGAATAAGGAGACATATCATGGCTTTCGCTATTGCTGGCTTCGGCCCAATCGGTGGACAGTCTGCTGCTGGTAATCTCCCGGCTCAGTATGTTTACACCACCACCGAGGCGTATACCGCTGTTGACGCCGCTGGTTACTTTAATGACGTTTCTGGCACCCTTAAGGTCGGTGACGTTATTCAAGTCCACGGCTCAACTGGTGGGACGCGCACGGTTACAAACCACGTTGTTGTGTCAAACGCTTCTGGCGTTGTTGACGTTTCCGACGGTACGGTTGTAGCTGTCGTTACCGACAGCGACTAATAAGGCCGGGTGGGCTAGTCTTTCTAGCCCACCCACTCTTTTGCTGGAGGTGATTAATGTCTGCTGGTGATACAAAATTATCTATTTGTTCCGATGCGCTCATCATGTTGGGCGCTTCTCCTTTATCCAGCTTTAGTGATGGCAGTGACGAAGCGCAAGTTGCAGATCGTCTATACGACGATATTCGCGACACGTTGCTTATGTCATATCCATATAGCTGGTCACTAAAGAAAGTTAGTTTGGGGCGATTAGCAGACGCGCCAGTAAATGAATGGCGTTATAAGTTTTCTTTGCCGGGCGACATCTTAGGCAATCCAAAAGCCGTTTTCTACTCAAGCGCAGTGGGCGCTATTACAGCGCGTGACTTTGAGTTGTTTAGCGGCGGTCTATATTCCAACTATGAGCAAATTTGGATTGATTACCAGTTCCGCCCAGAGCCTGCCGCATTTCCGCCATACTTTGCTAATCTGCTAAAGCATGCTCTTGCATCTGCGTTTGCCGAGCCTGTGACAGACCAGATTACCAAGGGCAACTATTATCACAGTTTAGCTTATGGATCGCCAAGCGAAAACATGCGTGGCGGCTTAATGCGTGTTGCCATGGGGATTGATGGGCGAGACCGACCCTCCCAAAGCATTCAAGACTTCCCGCTGACGGATTTGCGTGGATGAGCCGTATCATTCAAATCCAGAATGATTTTACTTCTGGCGAGATGGACCCAAAGCTGCGCGCGAGAACTGATCTCAAACAGTATAAAAGTGGTCTGTCTCAAGCTAGAAACGTGTCTATCCAGCCGCAGGGCGGTGCAACTCGTCGCGATGGCACACTATTCCTACATCAATTAGATGCTGGTGCCGCTGACGCTGTGCGTATGGTGCACTTTGAGTTTAGCGTTTCCGACAGCTACATGCTGGTATTTACGCCGGGCCGTATGTATGTGTTTAAAAACCGCGCATTGATTACGGACATCAACGGCAGCGGTAATGATTATCTAATTATTGCTTCCCTGACTTCTGCTATTTTGCCGGAAATGAACTGGGTGCAGAGCGCCGACACGTTAATCGTTGTGCATGAGGACTTGCCGCCAACCAAGATTGTGCGTGGTGCCACAGACGCAACATGGACGGCATCTCAAATTGAATTTGATTTTGTTCCTTTGTATGCGTTTGACATCGACACGCACGAGCCGACGTATGACATTACGCCAAGTGCTACATCTGGCAACATAACCATCACGGCATCTGGCGCCACAACTGATACCGGGACAGCGCAGGCTGGTAGCATCAGTACGATTACGCTGAAGGCGGCGACTAGTTTTACGTCTGACGACGAGCCTAACGGTATGTTTATCAACATTACGTCTGGCACGGGCGCCGGACAAACCAGACACATTGAAGATTACGTTGCTTCAACAAAAGTTTTAACAGTATATCCTGATTGGGATACTGCGCCTGATGCCACGTCTGGTTATCGCATCAATCCATTCGAAGATGCTGCTGTTGGGGAATATATCAACGTGCTGTCTGGATTTGGACGTGCACGTATTGTTGAATATGTAAGCCACACTGAGGTTAAGGCATACGTAGAAATCCCATTCTTTGATACTAGCGTTATTGCATCTGGAGAGTTTGAAACTGAGCATGGCTATGAGGAGTCATGGTCTGCCACCCGTGGATACCCGCGCAGCGTTACATTCCACGAGGGGCGCTTGTACTTTGGCGGCGCAAAGAATAGGCCGTCAACTATTTGGGGCTCTCGTGTTTCAGATTATTTCAACTTTGACCCCGGCGAATCTTTAGATGACGCAGCCGTTGAGGCCACACTAGACACTGGCACATTCAACGCTATCGTTGACGTATACGCTGGTCGCCACTTGCAGGTGTTTACTACTGGCGGCGAGTTCTACGTGCCACAGTCGTTGGATGAGCCAATCACGCCCAGCAACCTAATTGTTAAGCAGCAGACTGCGTTTGGCATGAAACCTGGTATCCGCGTCCAGAACGTGGACGGCGCTTCACTATACATTCAGCGCCAAGGTAAGGCTCTGCAAGAGTTTGTCTTTTCTGATACAGTGCAGGCATACACGTCGGCCAAGATAAGTCTCTTGTCTTCCCATCTCTTAAAGACGCCAGAAGAAATGGCGGTGCGTGTCGCTACGTCTACGGATGAGGGTGACCGGTTGATGATGGTCAACGGCGAAGATGGATCAATCGCATGTTACACATTGTTACGGTCGCAAGGCGTGATTGCGCCTACAGAATGGACGACTGACGGTGAGTTTATCAATATCGGCGTAGATGTTGACGACATCTATGTGGCGGTAAAACGAACAGTTAACGGTGCCACAGTCTATTATGTGGAAGTGCTGGACGAAGACACGCTGCTAGATTGCGCTAAGACGGGCGGTGCGGCATCGTCTGTAACGATGGACCACCTTGAGGCCGCAACAGTCAAGATTGTGCGTGATGGCGTCGTAGAGGCAGATCAGACGGTGCCGGCCTCGCCGTACACCATTACTTTTGACAGTCCAGCAACGTCCAGCTATCAGGTTGGCCTGAACTTTACGCCATCAGTTGTGACGTTGCCGGTGGAGCCTAGCTTGCCCAGCGGCTCACTAAAAGGCTTTAAGAAGCGCATCTTTGAGGTTAACGCTGAGTTGTTCCAGACGCAGGCTTTAACAATTAACGGGAAAGAAGTACCATTTAGGAACTTTGGCCCTAGCGTTTTGGACGACGATGTTGATGAATACACTGGCATCAAAACACTACACAGCATCTTGGGTTACAGTTATGATGGGCAAATCACCGTGGGGCAGACGGTGCCGCTCAAGATGACGCTGTTGGGCATTGATTATAAGGTTAGCATAGGACAGTAACATGGCTGCTGCATTACCGTTTATCGCTCTTGGGGCCTCTGGCCTAAGTGCCGTTGCAGGATTAAAATCTGGTCAGGCAACTGCTGGCGGCTTGCGTTCTCAGGCAATGCAAACACGGATGCAGGCCAAGGGCGAAGAATTAAAATACAAACAGCAGGGCGTGGCTGTGCTGGATAACATTTTGCAGACGCAGGCTACTCTTAATGCTAGAGCAGGTGCTGGTAGCATTGACCCTTTCTCTGGTAGCGCTAACGCATTGCAACAGTACGCCTTGGCGCAGGGCGCAAAAGAAAACTACACCACGATGGACAATGCCATTATTGCCGTCCGTTCCGGTGAACTGCAAGCGCAAGAGTATGAGTCCGCAGCACGCTCTGCCATGTCTCAAGCACGCATGGGCGCAATTATGTCATTGGCTCAAGGTGCGTTTAACTATGCCATGCTTGGCGGGCCTGGCTTTGGTGGTGGGACCACAGGCAGTGGTTGGAACGGCCTTGGTGGTGGAACGCAAGGCTATATGGGCGGCGGCTTTAGCAGCCTTGGCGGCGGGTCATTTGGCGCAAAGGCCGGCGCGACAAGTTCTTACGGCGGCATTGACGCAACGGCGGGCTTTTAATTATGGCTGAAAAACTCCCACGTTACCGACCTCTCGGTGTAAGCATTGCGTCCGTGCCTGCAATTGATTTTGCTGGCGCAAAGATGAAGGCGCGTGGCTTTGACCAAACAGCGGCGGCGCTTGATAAGATTTCGTCTTTTGCTTTTGCAAAGGCTGGCGAATACAAAGTCGAAGAAGCACAGAAGTTTCGATACGACAACCCTGTTACTGCGGAGCAGTTGCAAGCAGCCATATCTAGTGGCAGAGACATAGATGAAATTATCGGCGACAATTACACCATATTTGGCCGCGCTTCACGGGCTACGGTTGCGGTGCAACTCAGGACAGAACTAGAGGCACAAGCCAGATCGCAGATGTCTGCAATTAGCGCTGCTCTTGACAGCGGCATGGACCTTGATGTTGACCAGCTAAGATCACAATTTGAAGGAATGATATCTGGCCACTCTGACCTCTTGGCAGAAGTTGATCCGTCTGAAGCGTATAAGTATTCTGCGGTCGTCAATACGTTGGCTGCGCCAATATATAAGAATGCCTTAGTTCAAGAGTACAAGAAAAAGCAAGATATCGCAGAATTTAATGTGCGGTCTCAATTCGTAGAGCTGCCTAATGCTCTTGCTGGTATTTTTACTGCTGATGCGGGGGGGACAGTTCAAGACGCCAACGGGAAAGATATCTTAGAGTCAGAAGGCATAGCAAAAGCGTTTGTTGTTTCTCTAGCTAATAGCGCCTTTAATGCCAGCAATCCAGATTTGGCAAATGAAATTATGAAGGAAGGCGACAAACTTATCGACGACGCCAAGGAAAATGCCTTGGTCAGATACGGCATAGATAACCCAGACAAAGACATTGCTATGGGTGATTTTGGGGACAAAACTGCTCTTTGGAATTCGGTTGACGAGAAACAGAAAGAAAGCGTTAAGGAGCGCATTAGAAAAGAGCGGGAAAAACGGCAAACAAAAAAAGGTGAAGAAGAGACAGCAAGCCAGAAAGCCAACGCAAAGGCTTTTAATAGCCACCTAGATATTATTGCTGGAATGTCCCCATTGGCACCCGGCGTAGATATCCAAACGACCATAGGCAATGCGTATGCTTTTGGCCGCGCCGCCGGCTTAACAACAACCCAAATAGGATCCCAGATTAAGTCGGCACAAGAGCTAAAGCAAAACCCAAACACAGTGGCCGGATTAGAATTTGAAGAGAGGGTAAAGGACAACGATTTCCCCACCCCAGCAGCGCTGTATGCTGCCGCAGCAGAAGCAGGCTTTACCGAAGATGACGTGGCGCGGTGGGGCTGGATTTCTAAACAGGGCGATGCTTTAGACGCAGCCATTAAAGCGGACAATGAAGAAGCAGAAACTTTGTTGAAAATTCAATTTGGGATTTCCTCTCTGCAAGAGGTAATGCAAAACGCGCCAGTATTGGCGTATGCGTATAAATCTCATCTTTTTGCAGTAGATGATAAGCACGCAGCCCTAGTGCAAGCATGGAAAGACGGAGGTAGTTCTGGCCCTCGCCCCAAAAAACGTGACGTTGCCTTGGAGCAAACAAGAGTGATTGCAGCAGCAGACCCAACTACGCAAATAACTAACCTCCTCGTTAACCTTAACGCCAACTATCCATTAGATAACAACTTGTGGACGCAAACAAATTATAACACGATTAATGTAAACAGCCTTAATATACCAGACAGCAAGAAAAACAAGATCAAAGCAGCGATTCAGCAGATATTAGATGCTGAACAAAGGCTAGCGGCAATAAGGAGTGGACCATAATGCCTGAGCCATTAGACAAGCTTCTCAACAAGGGGCTTGACCAAAAATTTCAGTCAGAGTTGCCGCCGATAGATCAGTCGAGTGATGCTTCTATGGACGCGCCTGCGCCGCCAGAAGAGCAGATCAGCGTGGATCAGCTTAAAGCAGACGAAAAGTTTCGTCAAAGTGCAGACCTTCTGCATATTCTATATGAGGGCGAAAAGTTTGATGGGCCAGAAGATGCCTTGGCAGAGTATGGCATGGATATTATGGCTGAGTTCAACATAAACTTTGCCGGCCCCGGCGGCGTGTTTGAGTCTAATCCTGGCATGCTATCTCAGGCGGCACAGCTTGTTGCTTCTGGCTCAAAAGAGCACGCTCAAGCATTTTTGTATATGAATAAAAGATACGCGCAGTTACCAAATTTTGTGCCTTCTGTCATGGGAAGAACTTTTATGGCGATGTTGCGTGATCCAACCATGTTAACTGGTTTCGGCACGTTTGGTGCTGGCTTTGTTGCTAGAAAATTAGGCAAAGAGGGTGTGCAATATGGCATTAAGAAAGCGTTAACGGCCATGACAAGAATTCCTATGAATGCTCCTATAAGGACCGGCGGCGCTATGGTTGGGGCTATGACGGGCGGTGCCAATATAGCGCGGCAAGACATTGAGCGCACGGCTGAAGTGCCTGCCAGAATGGAGCAGGGGTTGGAGGAGAGCCTTACAGAGACAGCCATTAATACTGCTATCGGAGACGTTGCCGGGATGGCGATGATTAAGGGTATAGAAAAAGCAGCCCCAGTTGTTGTGGAAGGCGCAAAGAATTTATACAAGAGGGCCATGGGAAAAGACGGCGCGGCTGAGAAAGCGGTTATCAATGAAGTTGTTGAGCTTTTAGCGCCTAAACAACAAGCTGGGGAAAGCAATTAATGGCTCGTAATTATGAAAACATCGACAAAGCAATGGATGAAATGCTTACTCCTACGGCTGAAGTTCCAGCAAGTGAACTAGGCATTGGAGAAGCGCCTGTTGAAGAAGGTGTAGAGGTCGCAGGATTGTTAGACCCTATCGCTAGAGGTGTTGCTGGGGCAGTCACTAGAGGTGTTGGGAAGGCAATTCCTGCGCCAGAAGTGCTAAAAACTACCAAGGGCCAGCGCGCAGTGGATGTTAAGGTTCAAAAGAAAGAAACAGCTCTTGAGCCAACTCCAGAGTTAGACGCTCCAGAATCTGATGTCACGGCAACGCCTATGGTTTTTCCAGAGCCTGAGCCAAAAGTTGCGCCACCAGCATTGATGGATGAAGCTGAAGCGGTAGCGTTTGCAGCGGAGCAAGAAGCAGCGATAGGCGCTCCACGTATGGCTCCAAGCCCAACGGCACAGCAAAAGCGGCAAGGCGTAGAAATGGGACGCCTAAACAATGTGTATGACAATGAAGATTTAGCTGCCACACTTAAAGTGCTGGCTGATAAACACGTTGAAGATTTTACCCCAACAACTGTGGCAGAGTTGTCAGCTAAGGCTGCGGCGAGAGGTATCCCTGCTGCACATATGAAAAACATTTTCTCAGGTCAAGGCATTCAAGCTGGGCAAATTGGCAATCAAGAACTTGCCACCCGTTTTGCGGGGCTGCTTGATTTGCACGATGCTAGTTTAGAGCTTGTAACTGACTTTGCCAAACAGCAAAGAGATGGCCTGTTAAGCACAGAGGGCAAAGTTTCGTTTCGAGAGGCTTTGTCTCGTCACATTGTCATCGTTCAAGAGTTGGCGACGGGCCGCACTGACGTGGCGCAAACAATGAACGTATTTAAGCGCACGCAGGCAATAAAAGAGGCGGGGAAAGAAAACGATCTTATTTCCATCCTTGATGATCTTGGCGGTGACGATGAATTAAGGGCTTTGGCAGAAATTCTCGCAGACGCTTCCACTACTGCCAAAACCAAGAATCAAGCAATAGACGCTGGCGTATATAAAAAACTCAAAGAGTCTGGCATATACATTTTGCAAGGCTCTGCTTTGAGCAATGTTACTGAGACGCCGCTCTACAATGCTGCTGCTGGCGCACTGTTAATTGCTAAGGAAAGTTTTATTGATCTTCCCTTATTAGCGGCATATTCGGGTGTACGCACAGGATTAAAAAAAATCATTCCATCAAGCCTTCGCAGAGACGCAACAGAGTATGTGCCAGAAGATCAGCCTGAATTGCGTGATTTGGCGGCTAGGTTTACTGCTTTGTACGAAGGCACGATTGACGGAATAATTCTGGCGACTAAGGCTTTAGGCCAAGACACAGGGTATAAGAATGAAATTAATCGAAATCCTTTGCGGTCTACTTATTGGGCAAACACGCCTGTTCGCTTGTTGGGGAAAGAAATAGGTAGGATACCTAAGTTTCTCCCAAATACTTTGCCCGGTGCAGCAATAGATACATTGGGTGATATCTATGGCGGCGTTATGAGGACGGTTGCTGCCACTGATGCCTTTGTCGGGGGAATTGCCCAGCGCGTCAAAATGACTGAATTATTAATGCTTGAAGCAGATGATGTTATAAAAGCAAAAATAGCTGCTGGCGAAACGCATGAGCAGGCAATGTTGGCGGCACAAGCTCACGTCAGCCACGGGCTGGAGTTTCGAACACCAGATAATGTTGTTGCGGCAGATGAATATAGAAAGTCTATAACGCTCCAATATGATTGGGACCGCACACTACAAAGAGGCTCCTTCGCTGGAGGGGTAAAAACCGGATGGTCTATGACGGAAAGATTTCTTGATTTTCTGCCGTTTAAATTAACATTTTTGTTCACTAAGACGCCGCTGCGGATTGTTGACACGGCTTTGTCAGAGACGCCTTTGGCTCCAGTTATGAGCCATAAGTTTTATTCAGATATTAAAAAAGGCGGTAGACAAGGACAGCTTGCGTACGCGAAAATAGCTGGCGGCGCGAGTCTTGCTGGGGTAGCGGCGGGCCTCTACAACGAAGGCATTTTAGTTGGGCCAGGACCGGCTGATCCAAAGCAAGCTGCGGCGTGGAGAGCGCAGGGCAACCAGCCTTTTACTGTAAGGATCAAAGAAAGCAAACTTAAAGAAGAGCACGTTGCTAGGCTGAAAGCTGCCTTTGGAGAAGAGCATATCTTTTACAAAGCGGCTGATAAGTTTAGCGAAGAGGGGTCGTATATGATTAAGTTGGGCAGGCTTGAGCCTAACTTTGCAACCATGTTCTCTGCACTTAGTTACTTTGATTATCAAAGGTTTAAGAAAGATCATAGTGATCCGAATGAAGACAACTCCATACTAGATGGCCTAGTATTTGGATTTGCGAGCTTGTTTGAAGCAACGCCAGTTCTCGAAAAGTTTGGGAAGCTGCTTCAGGCTACCAGGCCTACATCAGACGGGGAAACGACGACTAAGGCATTGGAATTTTTGGCCAAAACATACGGGCAGGCTGCTTATAACATAGCCACTTTTGGCTTTGGAAACCCAGCTATTGCAAGAATGTGGGAGCGAAAGCTCGACCCGTTAAGCAGCAATATTGACATGACGCTTGAGCAAGAGAAATATTTAGAAGACCAGTTTGGCCTTGACCCAAACAATGCCATATGGAGAGAGACTGCGAAGCAAATTAATCAATCTCGAAATCTGTATTTAGGTGAGCAAAAGGGGCTAGTTTATAAGTACGACCAATACGGACAAATGGTAGGTGACACTAAGATTGAGGATTATATTACCGCTCCTGCAAGGCAGCGCGGCACGTACAATGAGCTTGCAGCAATGTTCATGTTCTACCAGCACGGCATATCTAGCCGCAAACTTTATAGCGTTAATGGCATTAAAATGTCATCGAATGAACAAGCTAGATATGTAGAGCTTTACACTAGAGAAATTAGCATAGCCAAAGAAAACGGCAGGCGTTTGTCTCTTAATGAAGCAGTCGCTGAAGTTATCGCTGATGAGACGGACAGAAGCAGAAAGCTGGGCCTGCCGTTAAATTCTAGCAGGATGCGGAGCAGAATGAGTCAAGAAGTTGCTAAGTACCAGAAGGTAGCGCGAGAGAGGATGTACGGGAAGACGAGCAAAACTATTGGAGATGTCAGTATATATAGTGCCGTGCCTCTTAATGCTAGGCAATATGGATTAATTGGGGATAGCGTAATTGAATTTCCTGATAAGGCGTTGCGGATAAATAGTGAATCACGATGACAATCATGGAACATTCCGGCGGAATAGTGTAGATTAAACCAAACGTAAGGCGATGAAAAATGGCAGACTATAACATCAATGCAGTGACGCGGCGCGTCGTATACAGCGGTTCGGCTGGCACTGGCCCGTATGCCTTCTCGTTTGAGGTGTTGGTATCCAGCGACATCGTGGTGTACTTTAACTCTACGTCACTGACGCTAACCACGGATTACACTGTAGCGATCAATGCGAACGGCACTGGCAGTGTGACCATTGTCACAGGCACCAACGTGCCAACGACGCCAGACGCAAACGATACTATCATCATTGTTGGCGCGCGTGACATTGAGCGCACCACGGACTTTGTGACGGCTGGTGATCTCCTGGCGGCATCGCTAAACGAACAGCTTGATGGCCTGACCATTTTTGACCAGCAGATTGCTGAAGAACAGAAGCGGTCGCTGATGGCCCCTGTGTATGATCCAGCACACGCAGACGACGGCGGCACGTTAGACATGACGCTGCCTGCCAAGGCAGATCGCCTAGGCAAGTACCTTGCGTTCAACGCCACCACTGGCAACCCAGAGGCTGGGCCAAGCACCACGGATGTAACAACCCTTGCGGCTGTGACATCAGACATTGCAACGCTTGCTGACATTGAGGACGGCACAGATGCCACTGACGCCATCCAAACTGTCGCTGGCATCTCTGCAAATGTCACAACAGTTGCTGGCATTTCTGCCAATGTAACTACGGTGGCAGGCAATACGTCTAACATCAACGCCGTGGCAGCAGACGCAACGGATATCGGCACTGTCGCCGGTATATCGGCAAACGTCACGACTGTTGCGGGGATTGCATCTGATGTAACAACGGTCGCCGCTGATGGCACTGACATTGGTACGGTGGCTGGCATCTCTGCAAATGTCACAACGGTTGCTGGCATCTCATCTGACGTGACTACGGTGGCCGGGATTAGCGGCGACGTATCGTCTGTTGCGGCACAAGTGATCGGTTACGATTTCTCAACGACCACAGCAATGGCAGACCCCGGCAGCGGCAACGTGCGGTTTAATAACGCCACTGTGGCCAGTGTCACGGCGATTGCCATCGACGATTTAGATAAGAACGGCGTCGATCAGTCTGCTTACATTGCTCTGTTTGACGATAGCACCAACACAGTAAAAGGCACGCTGGTCTTTCGCACTGGTGGCGGTGATGTTGCTACCTTTAACATTACCGGCCTGACAGATAACACGGGTTGGTTCCAGATTGCTGTGACGCACGTAGCGTCTAGCGGTACGTTTGCAGATGGCGAAGATACTTTCATTGGCTTTACTCGTGCCGGTGACAAAGGTGCTGACGGTGCTGGGTCTGGTGATGTATCTGGCCCAGGCTCTGCAACCGATAATGCAGTTGTGCGATGGGACGGCACGTCCGGTCAGCTTGTGCAGAACAGCGGCGTCACGATCAACGACAGCGGTGATCTGACTGCAAATAATTTGAGCGGCACAAACACTGGCGACCAAACAATTACGCTTACGGGCGACGTTACCGGGTCAGGCACTGGCAGCTTTGCCGCAACCATTGCAAATGACGCAGTGACCTTAGCCAAGATGGCGTCTGGAACGGCTGGCAACCTTATCACGTATGATGCTTCCGGTGATCCGGCTGCGGTTGCTACTGGTACTGTCGGTCAAGTGCTTACGTCTGGGGGCGCCGGTGTTGCTCCGACGTTCGAGGACGCTGGCGGCGGCGGTCTGCGATCTGTGCAAGTAATTACTGCAAGTGGTACTTGGACAAAACCCGCTGGTATTAATCTAGTCAAAGTCACAGTCACTGGTGGTGGCGGCGGTGGTGGCGATGGTTCAGCATCAAACAGCCCGTCATGTGGGGGCGGCGGTGGTGGCACATCCATTAAGTTTATTGATGTTTCAGCTATCTCGTCAGAAACCGTAACAATAGGTGCTGGTGGCGCTGGTGGAACTGGTGGCGGCACTGGGTCATCTGGCGGCACTTCAAGTTTTGGGGCGCATTGCTCCGCAACAGGTGGCACTGGTGGCGCTGCAAACAACTCAAACTCTTTTGGCGTAGGGGGTATAGGCGCATCAGGTGATCTAAACCTAAAAGGTGGAGATGGGGGGGTTGGAAGGGGATCACAAGAACCCGGCACCAGCGGCGGCGGTGGTTCATATTGGCAACCAACACAAAGCCCCGGCAAAGGTGGAGGTGGCTTTGAAACAGCATCCCCAACGGCTGGTGTTTATGGTAGAGGCGGTCAGGGAAATACCAATAATGACGGCGGTGCTGGTGGCGGCGGGGTTATTGTTGTTGAGGAGTACGCATAATGAAACTCGCACTTATTCAAGGCACCCGCATCTGTGAGGTCGCTGACGTTTCTTTCCCTGTTGCTCCTGACCTTCAGTGGGTCGACGTTGCAGATGACACCACCACTCAAGATACCTACGAGAACGGCGCTGTCGTCAACTACGTAGCCCCAGCGCTAACATGGCCGGACATTCGATCAACGCGCAACGCACTGCTTGCGGCTTCTGATTGGCGAGCAATGCCAGACGCACCTGCAATGTCTGATGCTTGGGCGCTTTACCGTCAATCCCTGCGCGACATCCCAGCGACATATTCCAGTCCGAGTGATGTTGTCTGGCCGGTTGAGCCTGACTAATCATGGACCCGGTAACGATTGGGCTTGCTATTGCCGGGGCAAAGAAACTGGTCGAGACTGCGGGTGATCTCAAAGAGATTGTCGGCGGCATCGACAACTTGCTGTCTGCACAGGAAGCCAAGCCACCAAAAAAGAAAAAACCAAAAACCCGGATGCAGCAAATTTTGCGGATGCGTTCCGGAGACGCAGACTACGACGACGAAACTAGCATCTCGTCTGTAGCCAACGATGTGCTGGAAGCGCGTCAACAAGAGGCGGCAATCGCATCGCTCAAAAAAGAGATCGACCGGAAATGGGGTCAAGGCACGTGGGACAGCATTGTTGATGAGCGTGAAAAGCGCGTAGCTGCAAAAGCCGAAAAGAAGAAGAAAGCCAAGGCAGCAGCAGCAGCAAAGGCAAGCGAGGACAAAGCATTCTGGGACACCGTGTATCATTGGATGCTCGAGGGTTTTAAATTGATAGGCGTGCTGGCGGCTGCGGTAGTTGTTGGTGCAATTCTTTGGGCTAATCGCTGCACTGGCGGAGACTGTTAATGGAATTAGGAACCAGAGAACTCGTTCAATTTATAAGCCTCGTCGCAACACTAGCCGGGGCTTTTGCTGTTGTGAAATCGCAGCTTGCGCGGGTGATCGAAGACCTGAAAAAAGTTATGTCAGAGATGGACTTAATTAACCAGCGCCTTGACACAATCGAAAGCGGGTCGGCTGTCTTTAAGCATCAGGTCAACGTGCTAGGCAACATATTATCACCCAGCAACCTCGACAAGCAGTCTCGTGAAATTGCAGAAGTTAAGAAAGAATTAACGTATCTGCGCGAGAGTTCTGAGCGGATGTATAAAATGCACAACGGTAGCCATCCGAAATGAAAGACAAAATTGCAGCCGACATTGCAGTCATCGTGCCAGCGGTCAGCATCACATGGTTTGATATGTTCGACGGCGGACTAAAGCTGGCTGTGGGTATCATTACGTTGGCGGCTGTGCTAATAAGATTGCGGATAGTTTGGGCTGAATGGAAATCCAAACAACAATGAAGTACGCGATTGCCATTATTGTTTTTGTGTTCGGCTTGCTGATGTGCAGCGCCGCAAACGCTATGTGCAAAAATGGTCCATTCGCAGATTATCAAGTGTGGCGGCAAGACACTTTAAACCGAAATCAAACCATCCGTCTTTTTGAGCGGGTGCTGGAAAACGAAGAGGCGCAGGCTTTTGTCTCCGCCTACAATTACACACCGCCAAAGTCTAATAAAGCAGCAGAGAAGATTGCCGTATGGTACACGCCGGGGTCGCCGTGGATGCTGGTAGTTTGGATTGTTGCTAATTGCATTGACGGCACGGAAAAAATTCCAGTGCCTGTGATGAACTCACTGTTGCGCGGCGCACCGCACGTTCCGCTAAAGGAAACTTAGGAGATAACTGGGCATGGGCAAAGCAGCTTGCAACGACGAAGAATTTATCAGTTTGTTTACACAGTTTGGTGCAGCACAGACCGCAAAAACATTAGGTGTTGCAGACCGTAACGTGCAGCAAAGACGGCGCCGTCTCGAAAAGAAATATGATCGTCCAATTTACGCTCCGACAAAAGTGCCGACAGACCATCATCCTGACCGGCAGACCATGACGGTAGAGAACGGCGTCGTGTTGGTAGGCAGTGACGCACATTACTGGCCGGACATCATCTCGACAGCGCACAGGGCTTTCGTCATGGCGTGCGGTATGCTCAAGCCAAAGATTGTTGTCATGAATGGCGACGCATTTGACGGGGCTAGTATTAGTCGACACGCGGCGATAGGCTGGGAAGAGAACCCAACAGTGGAGGAGGAGATTAATGCGTGCACGGAAAGGCTTGGGGAAATACAGGCAGCGGCTAAGGGCGCATCTCTGGTCTGGACTCTGGGCAACCATGACGCTCGCTTTGAATCACGTCT